CTCATCTGATGTTTTGGTGTTCGGCATTACTGGCGCAACTCAAATGTGCCATCTTCGCGAAGCTCAATAAAGCCATCTTCGCGAAGCTCGGCGGTGATACCAGGCGGCAATGCATTTGGATCAACCATCTGCCGATCCATGAGATTGACGGGGCGAACCATGTCAACCATGGTCTACCTCGCGAGGGCTTTGATGGCCTTCAGCTTCTCTTCGTATTCAGACTTCAGGCCAGCAACAATAGCCTGATCAGCGGTAAGTTTTGCTTTCGCATCAGCAAATGAAGCCTGATTACGGCTCAGGTCTTCTTGTTCTGCGGCGATCCGTTCTAGGATAAGTTTGGTTTCCGCCGCGAAAGCTTTCTTTTCTGCCGCTAATTTGGCGTTGGCTTCGGCGTATTTATCTTCTTTACCTGAGACGATTGCCTGACGCTTCACTAGCTCAATGTGAGTGGCTTCGTTATCAAGGCTCGCTTGATTAGAAATCTTCTCCCGCTCAGAAAGAGATTTAGCCAGACCCTCAATTTCCTTCAGTCGTTCGCGAACTTTAATCTCGCGCTCACTCTCTTGAGAGATCAGCTCGCGATTCTTCTTATCACTAAGGAATTCAATTACCCGAGAAAGTGCCCCGAGGTCAGCAATAGCTTGCGGCGGCAGTGAGTTCTGCATAATTACCTCAGGTGTTTAGGACGGCGGCAACGCGAACATCGCCATTACGGGCATCGATTTCATAAGTACGAGTTTCGCCAGCTGCCATGCGCTTGGCAGTTGTGACGGCTGTCGGGTTCACACCCATTTCAAATGAACAGATTGAATCTGCATGGAGCTGGACGTAGCGCGTTGCGATGTTTAGCAACTGACCTTGAGCTGATGCTCCGTCATTGGCAATGCGATAAGCAGCCTTGCCAATACCAGAGATCGCCTGCGCACCATCACCCTGAAGATGCTTAATGTCTGTAGCTTCGATAACGTACAAAAAAGCCATGCTGGCCCCTTACGGCATTTGGAAGTTATCTTTGAGGATCTGATTTCGGATGTTCTCGATCGCCGTAATCAGCTCAACCTTCGAAGTAAACACGGCCTGATCGTAGGTCAGCTCCATGTTCTTATTGACGGTCGCCAAGCCGGTCGAAGACGTGACCGTAAATTCAGTGGCGCCGCGATTAATTTCATAGCGTCTCGTAGCCATTCAAATCTCCATGAGGAGAGAAGCGGGGTGAGGTTTTATCCCCACCCCAAACTTCACCTAGTCAACAAAACGAACCTTGAGCGAAACGTCACCGGTCGAACCGGCGGCGACAGTCAGGGTTAGAACAATGTCGTACTGAACGCCAGGATCTTTGGTAAGACCAAGGGCTTCCCAGATACGCTTGTTGATGTTGGCGATATCAGTTACGCCAGCCGCGGCTTCGAACTGAATTTCAGCACCGGTAACAATCGCCGCCGTTAGGGCCTGCGCCGTAGCAAAGAAGTCCCCGTCGACCACAGCGCCGCCATTGGCGGTGGTCTGATAAAGACCGACATCCGCTGTCGCCGCTGTGATTGCATCCGTATACAGCAGAAGAGAGCTGACGCGGGTGGACGACTTCACGCGAAGCATGCGGTAAGTAGAGCCGATCGAGTCACCGTTGGTGATGACCTGAGTTGCCGCACTTTCCTTCAGCACGCCGGTATCCGTCACAGTTACGTTTGGGATACGCGGCTTAGCGTCGTCGTTGGTGATTTGGGTCGTTTTGAGATTAACAATAGCCATAATTCATACTCCCTTATCGAGCCCAGATTCGAACGATCTTGTTCTCTTCGAGGCGCGTGGCACCAAACGTGCCCATGCAGTAAACCTGCCAGGGGATGTTGCCCAAATCGCGACGCTGGGTGACATCGGTCTTGATGCCGTTCCAAACGCCCATATGCATGCCGCTTTGAGCCCACATCGGGATCTGGTTCGACGACCCGGCGAGATTGTCGGCATCTTTGGTGATGCCGTTAAACAGTATGATGTCAACGCCGAGAATGCGCTGAACGATGCCGTCCTTAACGATGGCGCCGATACCTTCATAATCCTTGTCGATGACTTGGACTTCCGAAAGCAGGTTGTCCATTTCCTTTGGCGACACGCCCATGAGGAGGCGGTCGCGGCTTGGGTCAACGTTGTTGAACATCAAGCGACGCTTGCCCTCGCGGATCTTAGCGACGGTGAGGTTGGTCGGTGCGGCTGCACCAAACTGAACGTCAACGTTGTTGCCCGCGTCAGTCGTGGTCAGGCCGGTACCGAACGGTACGGCAACGCCGCCCTGTTCGCCGGTCTGAGCAATGCCAAAGAACGCTTGATAGAGTTCGTCGTCCATTGCACGGCCCATAGCTTTGAGGCCGTTTTCGACAAGAGCTGACTTCGGATCGCCGAGGATGCGAAGCTCGTCGAGAGTGTCGACCAACTGCGGCAACTCGTAATCGACTGGGTAAACCCAGCGCCGATCGAGCGGCGCATCAACGCGGCCCATGGGAGCAAATTTGGTAGTAACTTTCTGGGCAGCAACGGCACCAATTTGGTTGACCGGTGAAGCCTGCTTGCCGACGTAGGACCCCTGTTGCGCAAAGGCGGATAGTACCGGCTGACGCTGCAAGAGAAGCTGGAACTGGCTGGAATACTGAATTACAGCCCAATCTGGATTGATATTGGCCGACATATGTCGCCCTCCTTAAACGGTTGAAAAACAACAACTGTCGAAGGGCTTGTCGGAAATCCGGGCCTAACTTCTAGACGAACCGCGCCGTCTTGCGCAGCAACTCTCTGCCTGTCTTGGGGGCCTCGCGGTTATCCCCTGGGTAACTTGGGTCGTCCTCTTTTGGGCTTATCATCGGGCTCCTCAAGGGAGGTATCCGCTGCATCAGCCAAAACATAAGAGGTAAAAATATTAGCCAGGGCTATGACCTCATTAGGATCACGCGTCATAGACCCGGCTAACTTTAGGCATTGTAACCTAACTTCCACATTAGTGTCAACTGACATACTAATATTCCTATTGACGGCCAGCCTTGGCCCGCATCAGCCTTTGGAATTCTGCAACAGCACTGGCTTCGCCGCGCTGATAACGATCCTGGAAGTCGCGATCTTTTGACAAATCATTGATGCGGCTGTTGGCGCCTTCCGCAGTCATGTAGCCGGCAGATTGACCACCATCAACATAACGGTCTTCGCTGATGCGCTCGCCTATCAAATTCATGAGACTCATCATGTTACGCGTGCCGACGGCCCTCTCTAGAGAGGCCACTTCATTACGTCCCCAGCCAAGCTCTTGCTTAATTAGCTGCGCTGCTGACTGGCTCGCCGCCATCTTATTATCGTAATCAGGACCCCATTCCCGCTGAAGACCATTCAGCTCGCTTTGAGCGGTCGCAGCAAATGATTGGCCGTCTTCTTCTTGGAGGCTTGCTTGATACTCATTAAACGCTTCGGCGATATAGCGCGCCTGGGTAACGTTGAGGCCAGCCTTGTGGAAAAGCTCTGATCCCCATTGTGCAAAAGTGCCGTCGTCACCCTCAGGTACTGGCAATTGATAACCATCAGCCGAATCCGGGCGTCCGCCCTTAGCGTAATAAGCATCCCAACCTTCGTGGTCGTTGAGATCTTTCGGCACGACAACCTTGTCCATACCGTTCATCTTTTCGAGATTACGGTAGCTCTTGATAGCCTCGACCGGATCTGGCCATCCCTTGTTTTGGACATAGCCCCGAAGATCTGGGTCTTGGATGTTTTGATACCAGGCGGGCTGTTGCTGTGGTGCTTGCTGAGAATATTGTGGTGTTTGTTGCTGTTGATAGCTTTGGGGAGACTGGCTGTAACCTGAGCCTTGTGCACCTGAAGTGTATTGTGAACCATCGCTACCCGTAGTTGTCGCCGGAGCGGCTACTTCTGCGTCAGTCATTATTTATGCGTCCTTCTGCTGCTTGCATGTATTGATAAATTTCATGGTCGGTAATTGCGCATTGACCCTTAATGCGCAGGAAAACTTCACGCCTTCCTTCGCCCACCAGCGTGGCATTCACATCAATCTTGCCGTCGGCAAACCGCAGGGATGGCCTCTGCGCGTTGCAGAGCTTGGCTAAGTCAGCCAGAACTTCTTTCTGCGCCGGCGTGCGGCTTAATTCATCTGCACCAAAGACCGCCTTGTACGACCTAGCCTTGCTAAGCCAGCGCTCGAATGGGTTCATAGGCCTGCCTGAATTTCGTTGGCCTTCGCAACATTAAGTGCGGTCTCAGACACAACCGGTGCGGCAGCCAGCATTTGCTGCGCTTGCTGCTGTGAAGCCTGCGCTTCTTCCATGGCCGCAACTTCTTCTTTGGAGCGGATCCATTTGAGCGGAACGCCATTGATCTCGGCCAAGCCGCGCACAACTTCGTCAGCGTTGAAAGTGTTGATGAGGTCTGGCTTGACCTGCAGAAGCGGAACGATGCCCTCTACGGTACGGAAGAAACCAGCAGCTTCAGGCGCACGTGCGGCGCGCGTTGCTAAGCTGTCGTACTCAAAGCGCAACTCCATGTTCTGAATTTCTTCAGGACGCGGAAGCAGGGCGCCAGCCCGCTCGAGCATATCAATTTCGCGCTCGGTCATTGGGCCAAGCAACTCTGACCGCTGACGGCCGATCACGGGCTGAAGGAACACGGCCTTCTCACCGGCGCGCTCAAGCACCTCGGTTGCCGTCATGTTTGGCTTCTCAGCAAGGATGCTGAAGAGCGTTATGAGGAACGACGATTCAACTGCGCGGCGGCGTTGTTCCATCTCTTCGCGTGCAATTGGGAAAGAAGCGCCAGTCTGAAGCGGATGGACTAACTGCTGACCGCTCTCGTTGACGCCGCCAAAGTTCAAAGCATCGGGGCGAATGCTGAAGTTCTGCAAAACGCCGTCGTCGAACAACAACAACGGCGGAGCCGCTGCCATCGTCGCCTGGCGGATCATGGTACGCGAGGCTTCGTTCAGCATCTTAATATCGGCGAGCGCTTCCCATGCCGGAGACCGGCCGTAAACTTCACGCACCTTCGTATCGAAGCGCGTTACGTGATATGGGAATGTCCAGTAACCACCACGCCCCAGAACTTGGCGGAAGTCATTAGGGACATATACTGATTTGTACGGCATGCCAGGCAAGTCCATGCGCCACGGTTGCCGGTAGTTGTTCTCGCAAACGGCGTGGATGATTGTGAACTTACGCTCAGGCGTATTCTCAAACGCCGTCATAATCTGCTGCGGAACTTGCGGACCCCACTTCGCTACGATCTGGCGAGCGGTCCATTCAAATTCACGATGTACTTTATTGATGCGGCCCGTGAAATCTTGAGAAATGTAGATCTCACTCAAGTGAATTGCTGTGTAGCGCGGGCCGGCGCCAGGCATTAATTCAGTGTAGAGACAGCCAGTGCCAGGGCCGCCCAAGCTCTTAAACACTTCGCCGAGGGCCTGGGGGAAGTTAGAGGCGCTGGCATTGCGGTATTTAAATAGCCGCGTTGTAGTATCTTCTAGCCAGCGCTTAACGTTATCGTTCTCGGCTAGATCAGGATCGCTAACTGTTACCTTCTGATAGTTCTGACCAGCCGGTGTAAGTGACGACTGCATGATGGCGCCGAAGTTAGCGATAGCGCGCTGCGCTGTACTTTCGAATACACGCTCGTCATTGCGTTGTCCGGGGGACAGCATCTTGGTTGTGTATTGAGCATTGCCCGGATCAGTGAAGGTGGCGATCTCTTGCCACACAGGCTCATAGTTGGCGCGCTCCGCTTTCATCTCGGCATGCTGCTTGATGATCTCAGCCGCTTCGTCCTGCATACCGGGCATTGCGTTCATGTCGGATTAATCTTCCGCTTAGCCTCGCCAACGCCATACGGGAGGTGAGCGTCTTTCAGGCGCACGTCTTCAGCCTCAGCTGGTGGCTGAACGGGTTGCTCTACCGGCTCGGGTAGCTCGTCGTCGGGGATCAATACCCGGCACCAAGCTTCTTCTTGCCCACATTCTCGGCACCGGCCTCAACGCCGCCAGGACCGGTCTGAAGTGGGTTAGCTGCGGCATTACGCCGACCAGCCTCAATACGCTCCGCCTCATTACGACGAGCGTCACTAGCCGCCGCCGCTGCACGGTCAGGAACCTTCGGGGGCTTTGGCTCTTTTGTTGAGCCACCAATCAACTTCTTAAAACCGCCCATGGTTAAATCCCCAAAAGATCAGTTGCGGATTGGTATGGCTTACGACGATCACGCAAACGAACGTTGCTGTAATCAGCGTCGTCGCCACTGCCGTAAAGGATGTCTGTGCCGGGGGAATCGCCGCTGTTGCCACTTTGGGCAGCTACACTGCGGGCGCGTGACGCTTGCCCAACGCCCATTTCCTCGTCGCCGTTGTCGCGACCGCTGGACATGCCTGAGCTGTTGGTGGGATCGTTGTTGCTGTTGTAGCCACCAGGGCCGCGCGCGTAGCCATTTTGGTGGGATGGGGTCGAACCAAAAGCATCATCAACGGCGCGGCCGACTTTTGTGCGGCCCGTATCGTCATACGCACCACTAAAGATATCGCGCAGTGTGTTAACAGTCCCGATCCCAGGACTGGCTATGGAACCCGCAATCATTGCTGAATCAAGCAACTGACCAACTGATGGAAGCCCGTCATAAGACACTTGGGCCGTAGACATGTCGGTCGGATTTGGACTGTTGCCTAACGCGCCGCGACGGCTCTTATCCATAATATCACGGGCGCCGCCCTTATAAAGATCTCGCTGAGCGTCTTCGTTTGGAGTCCCTAAATTTGGGTTTTTAGGCGCGCCTGCCCATGGATTCTTAGACAGAATATCGCCAATTGAGTCGTTGGTTCGCTTGCCACCGCCCGTACCAGCGCCGCCAACTGAGGTAGTTGAGCCCGCTTTGTAGCCGGTCTCTTTTTTGTTGGCATAACCGGCATCGGAATAATTTCCGGCCTTTTTACCACCGCTACCGCCGCCACTACCTACGCCGGAATTTCCCTTCTTGCCGCCAACATCTTTAGCCGTATCGTCTTTACCGTTGCCGGACCAAGCCATGGGAACGCCTCGCGCTAATAGGACAGAAAGCGCAAGTGTAATATATTCCTAATCACTATTCAATAGGTATGGATTAACATCCCATTTTCGGATTGCAT